TTTATATAGTCATCTATTTGTGCTGTTGATAATTGAGATTCAGACAAGCTTCGTGTTAATCGTCTAACTTTTGTTCTAATATCAGTTAATGTCGCTGCCATTACATTCCTTTAATTACATAACTTTATTTATCATACTAACAACACCATAAAAGCAATACTAATAAGGTAGAACATTTTGAGTTGCAGATGTTAACAGGCGGCTTACTTCGCCTATAGGAATAACCTGGGGGCTTTGATCATCATATGGCGATCCTGGTGCGGCAATAAACAAGTCGCTAAGTCGTGTGTCTATATCAATTGTAAAGGTTGTCGCAGCTGTAACTGTAACAACTCCAATCCGATCATTTATTTGGGTCATACCATATCCTTCAGGAAAGGTTAAACGAACAATAAGGCCTGAAATGAAATCATGATCGGTATCTGTAGTTACGGCAGCAGGATATGCTTTTGTTATTGCAGATATAATGCGTAATGCTGGCTGGAAAGTTGGAAACTCAACAGCTATAGACATTAAAGAACCTTCTCAACAGTTATAATTCCTGGATCTGGCTGCATCTCATCAATGTCAATAAATTCCAAACTTTGGAAACTACAACGAGAAACTTTTTGCCCAATCTTTACGGTGGCCTTACCTTTTTCATCAGTTTCATATCTGTGAACAGGGTAAGTGCAATTTTTATTAAGATGCCGCGCAACGCCAAGAGGAACAGTATAAATTTCACCGTCTAGCATGTCATATCGTTCAATTTCATCTTCTGCATACGCTTTATACATAAAACTCATTGAACCACCCGGAACTTCATTAAAATGAAATATTCCACGAACCTTTTCAGCATCTTTGTCTCTCATGTAACGCAGACTTTGTCTTAACTTTGGTTCAGTTTTTTTCATCGACTTTGCTGTTGAATTCATTTCTTCCATAAAAATCCCTTTTAAAAGAAGGGGGCCTTCATGACCCCCCATCTAAACATTATCTTAGACGTTAAAAGATTTACCAGCAACCCAGTAAATGACATCGTTAGCTACACCGGCTGGGCCATCTGCACCCGAACCAAGTTTAATTCCAATATAACCTGTATTAATTGTCGAATCTTCAAGAATATCAACACCAGCAGCCAGTGATGTTGCTGTATTTTGGCCAATAGGAACAACTTGAGCTTGAGAAAATGGCAATTCATCAGCTTTAGGATAACATAGAGCAGCGCCGCCAAATACATTCCAGTTTCCGTATCCTGAAACATCAACATCAACAACAATGTTATTTGCTACGCCTCCGTTATTAGGTTCAGCACCAGCGCGAGCTTCATTTATTGCAACTACGGTGCATGCGGTTCCATCAAGTTCAGTATAGGTTCCCCATACTGCTCCAGGGAACTTCAATCTAACTTTCTGCCCAACTGTAAATCCATGAGTTACGGACATGTACACTTTTGCTCTTCCTGCAGTTGCAGAAGCAGCTACAAATGTAATGTAACGATTGCTAGGATAGTAGAGTGGCTGATATGGAATGCGTGTCCAATATCCTGCTGTGCCTGCAGCACTAGTATCTAAACTAATATTACCGATTGTAAAATTAGTGGCTCCAGTAACTGCGGTTACGGTAAAGTCAGTTCCGCAAATTTGTGGCGCTCCGGTTACGTTTGTAAGCCTAACGATTTCACCAACTGATAAATCATGGACTGTCGTTACAACAGGAGGAGTTGCACCTGTAATTGTCATTGCACCACCAACAGGCATCCTTGCAGACAATGTCATTACACTTGAATCAATAAGTGTAAAGCCACCTGAAGTAATAAGTTTTAAGTGAGTAGCATCTCTGGCAGCGTTGTTTTTATATTCAAGACCGCTACCAGCCGGCATAACACGTTGCCAATAGAATTGAAGTCCTGTACTGGCAGTATTTGCGGCAAGCTTTGTATAATTATATACGTGCATCCAATCTAAGTCTGAACGTATTTTAAGTATTTTTGCCGCTGTTGTTGCAGAAGTAAACGTACCTTGCATTGTATTTTCCATTAAAAATCCTTCTTAACCTAAGAGTGTACAACGTAATCTAAGAACATTGAGGTCATTAGTTATGCGTGGGCAAGTTGCCATTTTATATCCAACTGAAGCATTTAATGCTAATGGACCACCAGCCTGCATAGGGCTACGATAAACAAAGCTTGAGCTATATCCATCCTGTTTTACAGTTGTATAAGCTTCCATGCCAACGCAGAAAACGTTGTACACAGTTTTATTTTTCAAAGAAGCATTAGGAATCTTGGATCCAACAGATGAAACCAAGAAACGAAGACTTCCAAGAGAACCCCACTCAGATCTTAATGCTCTCGTAGGCGCTGGATAATTATTCTTCTGCCGGAAAGAATCAACTTCACCCAGAGGTTTCGTTAAATCAGTATGACATAACGCGAAGTACGAATCTCTAACGGGGCCTGTGCCGAATTTATCTTCGCCCTCAATATTGTCAAGAATTGTTCGTGCATCTGCACCTAACAATGCATTAGTAACCACATTGACATCTGATGGCATTATTTCAGTTGGGAAATCACCGCGAACGCCACCAGTACAATTAATAAGCCCTGCCGTCGCTGCCAACATATCTCTTGTTAGCTGATCTTCTGTCAAACGAAGCGCAACACCTAAACGTGCTGTTGCTGCATTTAAAACCATTCTGTTACTTCAGCTCTCGCTTACTGACCCTTTCAGGCGGGCAAACCTCTTCAGGAAATCTTATATTTCAAAGATCTCCCAAGCTTACGCTCGGATTCGCCTCACGAGGTTTCCTCTCGTGTTCAGACTTTCGCATCCTCTTTCAAGGTCTTCTCGTTAAGTCGTTCAGCGTGGCATATGCCTTCGCCCCTGTCGCCGGTTAGCTCTGTAGCTACTACGGCTTCCAAGTCAATTAGAGAAGATTTATAGACCCCATTATTAAGCTCTATCATTTTTTGATAGAAGTATTCACATATTGCTTGCGTCAATTTCTTTTACAGCTAGTTCTATTGATGCAAGACGCTCAATTGGCGCAAACTACTTTATGCGAATATTTGGCTAGGGTCTTGATTTTGCAGGGTTACTTGCTCATTTATCATAATGTATGTGCCATAGAATGACATTTTTGCGTCTATGTCGACCGCGACCAACTGTTGTGCAGGTGGATTTACACCGGTATTTGAGAGAGGAACCATTGAAGCTTCGAGTGCGTTATATCTACGCATACGAAGAATTGTTCCACCTTTGCGCGGCATTGTTCTCATTTCCGCTGGAATGTTGTGGATATTATTTGGAGTCGGCGTCGAAAGAAGTTTATAGGAAAAACTTTGTTGCACTGCCGGAGGCAACGTTTCTGTTGTCGTATATGCCATGACTTATCCTTAAGTTTAATTTGTAATTTAAGTTCCGTTTGCAAATGGTTTTGATTATGTAGAACTTAAATACTTACCTTTAAGAATGACGGGTTCTTTTTACGTCTGAGATGGCGAGTCTCTATACGCCTGAGATGGCGAGTCTCTATACGCCTGAGATGGCGAGTCTCTATACGCCTGAGATGGCGAGTCTCTATACGCCTGAGATGGCGAGTCTCTATACGCCTGAGATGGCGAGTCTCGATACGCCTGAGATGGCGAGTCTCGATACGCCACTTTAATTATAGAATGTTTTTAATAAGGAATGCAACTAAGCCGGTGCGTAGGAGCGGAAGTGGGATGATCACCTACGCACCGCATATCAGGGAGATATGGGAAAGAGCTTTTAACCGTTATTTTGAGCTTCAATCATCTCTCGATATAATTGTTTTTTGAGATCTTCAGTAAGACCATTAGCAAACGCATTAGCTTTTGACAATGGTGAGTCGCCTTGTTGTGGAGATATTGCTGTTAATGGCCGTGGTTTCGCGCTGTTTTTAATAACAACATCACGATCTTTTCCATAAGTATCTTTAACATGAATACCCATCTGCTTAACCATTTTATAAGCAAGTGCGTGTTGTTTGTAGTCACCACTTATTGCCAGAATGGCTTCAGCAAGATCAGGATCAGCTGCTCTTAGCTTTTTTAAGTTATCTACTGACGCAACTTCCTCAAAATCAGGGAAGTCTCTTTTAATACGCATCTCATCAGTTGTATGTCTTGACCGTTGCTCTGATTCATTAAATTTCTGTTCAAGTTTCTTGATTTCATTACGCAGCTTATTAAGATGCTTTCCTTCAGCAAGATCGTCTGGATTTAAAATGATATCATCTAGATCTTCTTTAATATCTCCAACTTGCTTGTTAACTTGCTTGTTATTGTTTTGCGACTTAAGTTCTTGTATTGTACGTATTAATTCATCGCGATCATGTTCAGCTCGTTCAGTTCTTGCACGTAATATTTGTATGTTTTCTTCTTTAACTGACGAAGATTTATTTAGTTCAGACTCTTCAACTGGTGGCTCCACTTGTGGCTCCACTTGTTCCACTTGTTCCACTTGCTGCTCCACTTCAGGAGTCTCGTCAGAAACTCCATATCGTTCTTTAGCTATTCTATTCATTTCATCGATATCGCCTTGAGATACATGTGACGGAACATTGCTCATATTATTTTCCTTTTTCTAGTAACAATAGCATCTTTTATTTCACCATTTAATTTCTTAGACAACATTAAAAGATCTCCAGCTGCATCGCGCAGTATAAAGTTACGCAGTCCCTTTTCAGAATCTGCGATTTCAAGAACATTATCTTTAAAAAGTTTACAAGTATCTTTTGATGGAAGTACCCATATAAATTCGACATGTTCATCGCTCCGATGATAATGATAAACTGTTTGATCATATTCTGGGCTTGGGCATGTTTCACGTGCGAGGAAAAAGTTTCTCAGCACATTTTGCATTAAACGTTCTTTTTTGGTAACAACGACTATAAAGAAATCACCATAGAAGTCTTTCTTCCCTTGCTCTACAGCTTTTAAAATTTGATCTTCATAATCTTTGTGGATTTCTCGTTCAAGTTCAATGGGATCTCGTGTGTCGGGTTCTTTTTGTTGAAGCTCTAATGATAATTCGCCAACTGTTTTACGTGCCATTATTTCTCCCTTAGTTATGAAGGTAAAGTGACACGTTTTTAATTAAAAATCAAAGAGGTTGCGGCACCTAAAGATAAACACAAATGGAAAAAAGTTAGGGAGAAGGAGAATTTAGGTGCCGCAAATTTTATTATTTACTTAGCGATCGATAAACGTACCTTCTAAGCCTTTTTGTTTATTAACATTTCTTTTGTTTTTATTTTTGCGCATGTTTTGAGGAACACCAAGAATTAAGTAGGCTATATTTTTTGCTTTACCGTCTGGTCTGACCATTGCGGGCATAAACTGCTCCTTTTAAACTACACCCCAGTTTTGCGCTAGGGTGTATGTTTCCAGTTCTATTATATCTATCTATGTATTAGTATTTAAAAGTTTTGCTCTTTGGTATTCTCTTTGTTCTTAAAACATCGCTATTTCTTACAGCATCCATTTCAGCCATAGTATCATCAAGGTCTGAAGTTATATATTCGCAAGATGGATAGCTTGTATAAACATCATTACGTGGAAGGTTAGCGATTGCGCTTTTATCTTCTCTTAGTACACCACTATGGAATCGTTTTTTTGCCATTATCGGCCTTTCTATAGAATTGCAGACCTCAATTGAGCTGCAAGGTTAAAAAACTTACCTCTACTATTCCAATGCCGCCAGATTTTGCATTGGAGTATTATTTACCTTAAGTGCCTCTTCCTCATCAGGCTGTATAACCTTTGAAAGTGTAACCAGTTTCTCCAACTGCATCAGATCTACGCCTTCTATCTCTTTTAATGCTTTTACAAAATTAAGTAAAGCGACATTTTTATCTTTTTCAGATTCAGAAATTCTCTCAACAGCAAGTGCGCGGTTTTCTTCAATTCGGCTTACACGCTCCATTCCAAGACCTCTATCAGCTTGAGCTCTTGCATCAGCTAAGTTGGTTCTCGCCTTAAGTTCTTCCATAGCAACTTGCGCTTGCTGCTGTTCCAGTTGACTCGCTTTTTGATCTTGTTTAATCGCATTTTCAATAATCTTTTTCTTGTCTTGAATCGTTGCAGCTTGAAGAAGGTCTTCATTACTTATCGTAACGCCTGCTTCTCTAAGTTGTAGAAGTTGCGCAAACTGCATCTGTTTTTGTGTTGTTGTGTTTAAACCATCTTCAATGGCTGCATCATATTTACCAAATGCTTTGTTGTAAAACTGTTGCGCGGGTTCAGCTTCAATAATTCTTTTTACTTTTCCTGGTGTGAAATTTGCCTGAATCATATCAATCATCAAACGACCAAGCAGCTTCTGAGAACGATCGAGTTGATCAAATAGAACTTGCAGCGTTGTAAGACCAGCACCTTGCCTAAGCATGGCCAGTACGCCAGCTTTATCATCAACTGCGCTGCCAAGCAGTTCTTCATTTACGCCAGATATCTCCATAACTTCACGTGCTAGCAACTCTGAAAGTTGTATCATTGATGGAGGTACCTGTGGCGCCTGAATCTGCATGACATCGGTCATATTTGCATCATCTTTAAGCGCTAATCCTCGTCCTTGCCCAGATAAGAACACATCTTTTGGATTAACGAGCGCATTTTCTTTATATATCCATCCAGAATTAATCTGGCTTTCAAATATATCGAGCTCACACCTTTTACGATGGTTATATAAATATTGCGCATCACGGAGGCCACGGACGACTCCTTGTATTCTTTGCGGAAAATGTGGCATTTGTGAATTGTAATAAGCAAAAACAGGAACAAAAGGATAATTTTCAATTCCAGTGGGATTAGGACCATTATAAAAAACCTTTCCTTCAACAACAACCGCTAACTTAACCGTTTGAATTTCCTGATTAATCATTGTAACTTGTGGATAATAACGGAGAAATGTCTTAAGCGCATCTTCATCTTGCGAGCGCCATTCTAAGCACTCACCAGTCTGACTGTCTACTAACATTTGCTGAGTTCGATAGTCACGATAATAATATTCGTCATACGCTAAAAGATTCTTATATCCATAATTATATGCTTCAGGCATATACTGGAATTTACCATCGCCTCCGGATAAATTGCCACTCATACCTTCTATTTGCTCAGCATCATTAGGTAACAATGAAATGCATTCTTTTTTAGTTAGATATGAACGCTTCCAGATAGAATTGCAATCAGAAAGATCAGCCTTCTTAAAGTAAGGATCGATCAAGAAAGCGTTATATGGACAGTTGTCTACTCTAATATTCCCTGAAATTGGATCTGAACGATAATCCATCCATACTTGCAAAAGATTCATCCCAGTAACAAGAGCTCCCTGAAACGAATCTGATATTGTCTCAAGAATACTTTCCTGTTGTGTTGCCCATAATAAAATTTTTGAGTACTGATCTGCCGTCTCTTCATCAGCATTTTCAACCGGAACAGCGATAATAGACTTACGATTTCGGCGCTGATGGCCAGAAATCATATTGATAACACGGCGAATACGATTGAAACTAAAATGTTGTCTATTGTTAGAAGGTAAATTGCCGTAAATTTCATTCCATAAACTCTGATCGCCAGCTTCAAATCTAGTATCAGTATCAGCCTCCTGCCAGAATGCTTGGTTAATTGTAATGGATTCTGTATAAAACGCTTCCATCTGAGACAGAATTGCTTTATCTGATTCGTTTAGATAAGGCCCTTGATCGGTAAACAGCATCTTTCTACATCCTTTTTAAATGGCTAAGTAGACGTTATACCTTATCATAGAATCGCACAGATACGATATCAAGTTATTTATACCAGTTTATAAGAAGAACAATACCTGTAATAACAAAGTAACAAGAAAGAACTAGATTCTGCCCAAAAAAATGCATAAACATGGTCAACCTTTAATTTACAACGACCACCATACATAAATTAAAAAGCATAGCAACCATCAAACATTTTAAAGCGGCGTAAAGGTTTGCCCTAAATTGCGTAAAGGTTTTGCCCTAAGTCGTGTAAAGGTTTTGCCCTAAGTCGTGTAAAGGTTTTGCCCTAAGTCGTGTAAAGGTTTGCCCTAAATTTGACCGAAACGCGAACTGTTGACACTGGATGGTGACAGTCATCAACAAGTGCAAAACTTTTCACTGTGGCGCTTTTTTGTTGTTGTGTGTTTTTAAATATTTACTAGCTCAAAGAAAAAATGAGTTCAATGTTATTTTTCTTTTTGAGTCAGCAATTTTCTT